TCAAGGCAGATGTCGCAGCACGTTACAACTACTACCAGACCGCAATCGCTGCAGGTATCCTAACCGCCGAAGAGGTCAGAACGAAAGAAGGACTAGATGTCTGAAATGATTACACGCGAGTTTCAGGTTCGCCTATCTGACACTGAGGAAAGAACCATCGTGGGTCTTGCAGTTCCTTACGGTCAGGAAATCGAACTAACTGGCAACACCAAGGAACGCTTTGAAGCTGGAGCAATCAAGACTGTAGAAGACGTCAAGTTATTCTATGGTCACGAAGAGCCAATCGGTAAAGTTCTAGAAGGACGCGACACCGAAGAAGGCTTCGAGATCGTGGCTAGAATCAGCGACACAGTTCGCGGAAACGAAGTTTACACATTACTACAGGACGGCGTCCTAAATCGATTCTCGGTTGGATTCTTCCCGGTCAAAGACCGGAAGGAAGGCCAAACGATAGTTAGAGAGCTAGTGGATCTCAAAGAGGTTTCAGTAGTTCCCTTCCCAGCCTTTGAAGGCGCAAAAATAACCGAAGTCCGTAGCGAATCAGAGACCGAAGAGGTCGAAGAGGTTGCAGAGACTCCTAATGAAACAGAAAGTGAAACAATGGAAAACATTGAACTTGACGTTCGCACCGTTCAGGACGAGGTTGCAGAATTGCGCCGAGTTATCGAAGCAGGTCAGACCGTCGCTACCGCAACACCAGCATCACACAAGTTCCGCTCACAAGGCGAGTTTGCAAAGGCTCTTCTAAACGGAGACGAAGACGCAAAGGCACTAGCCCGCGACGCTTCAACTTCCGCAGACACCGTTGCTCTTCCAGGCTTTGTTGGCTTCATCAACAACTTGATCGACACCAACCGTCCAGCTCTATCCGTGTTCTCTCGCGCTGCACTTCCAGCAAACGGTCTAACCGTAGAGTTCGCACAGGTATCAGCTAACACTTTGGCAGTAGGCGTTCAGAACCCAGAGAACGAAGAGTTGTCATACGGTAACTTGACAATCGATTCAGTATCTGCTGACGTAATCACCTATGGAGGCTGGACAAGCTTCTCAAAGCAGACGATTCAGCGCTCATCCGTAAACTACCTAGACACCGCTCTACAGGGCTTGTCAATCGCTTACGCTAACGCAACCAACGCAGCTCTAGTTGCCAAGGTTCAGGGCCTAAGCTACACAGGTAAGGTATTCGATGTATCTGCAGGAACTTCTGCAGCTCTAATCGCTGGTCTAACCGACGCTTCTACCTACATCTTCAAGAACTCCGGACTACGTCCAGAGGCAATCGTTGTTGGAACAACCGCTTACAAGTTCCTTCTATCGGTTCAGGGTGAAGATGGCCGTCCAGTAGTTCTAGTAGACGGAGCAGGAATCAACAACCTTGGTTCAGCTAACGTTCCAGGACTATCCGGTCAGATCATGGGACTACCAATCATCGTAGACCCAGCTATGACCGCTACAAAGGCATACGTTGCTAACTCACGCGCACTACAGACTCTAGAGTCTCCAGGCGCTCCAGTTCGCTTGTCTGCAGATGACATCACTACCCTTACCGACAGCATCTCCGTTTACGGCTACATGGCAATCACCGTGCCATTCCCAGCTGCAATCGTTGAGCTAGACGTAGTAGCGTAATAGGTCTATAAATGGCAGTGACGTTGGCAGAGTTCCAGGCTTATGTTGGAACGGATGAAGTAGACTTCCCCCAGGAATGTCTCACGTCCGGTCTTGCTTTAGTGACTAAATACATCGGTGCAGTAACTACCGTTCCGGTAGCACTTAACGATCAGGCAGTCCTAATAACTAGCTCGGAACTCTTCCACCGTCGCTCCGCTCCTAACGGAGTTGCTCAATTTGCTAGCTTTGACGGCGCTCCAATCCGAGTTGCCAAGGATCCCATGAACGCGGTTTACCCGTTGCTTCAAAGATACGTAGGCTATGCAGTATGAGCGAGATCAACGCCACTAAGGTCGAGTTCAAACTTGAATTAGCGGACGCAGGGTTGAATGTTCTGGAATACATCCCGGAGCGAATAACCCCTCCAATCGTCATCATCAACTCCGCGCAGCCTTACTTGCAGACCGCACAGTTTGGTGAATGGAGTCTAGGACTTGAATTAGTTTTGGTAGCTTCTACCGCAACTAACAAGAAGGCAACGGAGAACCTAGATCAGCTAATCGAGGATGTTCTGAATGCTATCGAACCTTTGAAATACGTTCGAATAACTTCGGTAAACCAGCCTTACAATCTACAAACAAATAACGCCGAGTATCTAGCAGCGAACTTATACGTTCAGCTAGACATCACACTTTAGAAAGGTAGCCTCATGGCCGCTTCAGCAAGAATCAAAGCACAAAACATTATTTTCAAAATCGGATCAACTAACTACGCTTGCGACGCTAACATGGTCGAGCTAACCCTTGGAGACGCCCCTGGTGATATCCAGACGTTCTGTGAGGTTCGCGTTGGTGGAGAATGGGCATTGCAGCTAGACGGAATTACTTCCGGGGACGCTACAAGCCTTTACCGTATTCTTTGGGATAACTTTGGAACCGAAGTTGCATTTACCATTGCTCCTAATGGAAACGCTACAGCTTCATCAAACCAGCCTCACTACGAGGGAGTTGCAATCTTCAACGAGCTTCCACCTCTAAGCCTAAACAGCAACGAGACTTCAACCTTCTCAGTTACTCTTCGGGTAAAGAACACACCTCACGATCCAGAAGCTAATGTCTGGTATGGCGTGGAGACTGTAACAGCCTAATCATGGCTGAAGGAGTTAAGGTTGTTGGCCTAAACGAAGCCGTTCGAGCACTTCGAGCCATTGGGGTTCCATCCGCTGAAATCGGAGCAGCATCCCAAGAAGCCGGAGAGATCGTAGCTAGTTCAGGCCGCACCTTAGTTCCAGTTCGCACCGGAAGACTTAGGGCAACAATCAAAGCTAGAAAAGTAGCTAGGAAAGTCGTAGTCAGCGCGGGTAACAATTCATCCGTTCCCTACGCTAACCCGATTCACTTTGGTTGGAACTACGACCGGAAGAATCTCCAGGCTAAGAACATTAGACCTAGACCATTCTTTAGCAACGCACTAACTAGAACTAGAAGTCAGGTTTACAAGGCCTTCTTTGATAACATGGAAAAGCTATTCCAGAAGTATTCAAACCGCACACCATAAGGAGAACACAGAATGAACAAATTTGATTTTGAGAGTTTGACTCTTGAAGAAGTAGAACTAATCGAGAACTTAACAAACCTAAGTATCGATGAAGCGTTTCAAAACGGTAAGCCTAAAGGCAAAGCCCTATCCGCTTTTGTTTGGGTAGTCCTCAAAAGGGATAACCCTAACTACAAGATGGAAGACGCTAAAAAAGTAAGTTTGAAAGACGCTCTTGGCATGATCAAGGGTGATGAAGAAAAAAAAGAATAACGGAGCTATCCGCTAAACGTATGGCGGAGTTCTGTCGGTTCTTCAACGTAAGTCCGTCGGAATACAAAGCTCTAACTATGAGCGAGTATTTAGCGTTCATACAGACAGTCAAAAAGGATTAGCATGGCCGGAACCTTAGCTCTAAACGTAGAGATTCTTGGAGAGTTCAAGAAGCTCACCGCTGCAACTAAAGGTGCAGAAGGATCTCTAGAAGGCCTGAACAAAACTACCAGCGCAATCTCTAGCGGCATGATCAAGGCCCTTGGAGCTATCGGTGTCGGTTTCTCCTTAGGCTTCATCAAAGACCAGTTCGAGCAAGCTGCAAAGGCAGCCGTCGAGGATGTCAAGTCCCAGCAACTCCTAGCTATTGCGATGGAGAACACCGGGAAGGCAACCGCTGCGACCGTAGCAGAAGCCGAAGCATCCATAAAGGCTATGCAGCTTCAAACATCCGTAGCCGATGACATTCTAAGACCAGCATTCCAGAAGCTATTCATAGCAACTGGAGACGTTACTAAGTCAAACCGTTACCTTCAAATTGCATTAGATACTTCCGCTGCAACTGGGCTAGAACTAGACTCCGTAACCCAAGCTATGGCTAAGTCCCTGGCAGGTCAGGACACCGCACTTCTAAAACTCATCCCTTCTCTTCGAGGAGTAGAAGACCCACTTAGCGAATTAGAAAAGACTTTCGCTGGAGCTGCAGAGGCAGCAGCGGATACAGATCCATACCAAAGAATGAACATTATCTTTGGAGAGATGCAAGAACAAATTGGAATGGCCTTACTTCCACTTCTAAATGAGTTCTCCGATTGGTTAGCTACTCCAGAAGGTCAGGCTAAACTCCAAGAGATTGTGGATGGCATAGTAGAAATTATTGATCAATTGGTTTACGCCGTTCAATGGGTAGAAGAAAACAAAGATTGGTTAGTTCCAATGGTTGTGGCTATAGGTGCAGTAACAACGGCCTGGAATCTTGCTACCGGAGCTATAAACACTTACAAGACTGCTGCAGGTATTGCTACCACCGTTGGAGCTGCAGGTTTTGCTGGCGGAACCGTTCTAACCGCTGCGGGAGCAGGAGCAGCAGCAGGTGGATTCATGCAAGGTCAGGCACTAGCAGAACAATCAAGGATTTACGCAGGTTCCGGATTCCAGCAAGGAGGCAGACTATTTGGAGACGCATTCCAAACACCAGCGCCTGCACCAGTAATCAATAACAACATAAGCGTTAGAACCGATGCAACCGCTAAAGAGATAGCCGATGCAATCAACCGAGCTAACCGGGCAAGTGGAACGAACCTAATTAGAGCGCGATGATTACGAACTTTGCTATAGATCAAAACCTAAAGGTCGAGTTCTTAACTCCAGACGAAGAGGGCAACTCCTTCATTCTTGGAATCTCTCTACTAGGTGGAACCGATGTTCTTGGTGGCTTTGGCGAGTTTATTCTTGGTGTATCACTTCTAGGTGGGGATGACGTTCTCGCTCCTAGCTCCGGTCTAAAATGGCAGGAAGTCCAATGCTCCGTAGCCCGTGCAAACATCTCCGTTGGTGGATCACTTGAAGACTCCGTAAACTTCCAACCAGAACCAGCCACGGCTAATCTAACTCTTCAAAGCTATTCATTAGACCCAACCCAAAACAAGAACATTCGAGCTAACACGAAGTTCCGTATTCGCCTGGAGGATGATGAACTAGACCGTATTCTATTCCAAGGTTACATAGATACCATCGACGTTACTTACTTCCCAGATGGGCCTAACGTAATTCAAATCACAGGCTTTGATGCTTACAAGTCTTTAGTAAACTCTCGATTCGCAGTCTGGGACACTACAGGCTTTGGAACTCACATTCACGTAGATGAAACTTGGGAACTTGTTGGAATCTACTCCGGCTTAGGATTATCTCCAGCTTCGGTTCACGTCGGAG